CCCTCGTCAGTCGCTGGATTAGGAGGGGACTGGCTCAGGTCCCACCAGTTGAATATGATGTTGCCACCAAAATCCAAATTGTGGACACCGTTGCTGAATATGCGGCCGACATTAACCGTCCACCCACTTAAGTTTCCCACGGAATTGACCCTGATCCGAATTCCGGTTTGGCCGCCAACATCGGTTGACGCGGCCGTTAGAATGTCTCCAACCTGATAACTCAATCCGGTCGAGATGATCTGGATGGCGTTGGCTTTCCCCTGCACGGTCACCGGGCCGGGGTCTACAGCAGTTCCCAGTGACCACACCCAGGTGACTGCATCAATGACCGACGTAAGCGTCCAAGTACCATTGTAGGCAGAAGGCGTGACGCCAGTGACCGTAATCGTATCCCCAACGATGGGACGATCGGCATTGCCAAGGATGGTGGTGCCGTTGGTGAGAGTGCCGGTTACGTCATAGAATCCTGTGCCACCGTTAAGAGCACGCGTCATGCCGGTGAAGGAGTTGATCATGAACGTCGCCAGCGCGCCCGATCCGGCCATGCTGCCGGAGAAATTGGTCAACGCGACGCCAAAGCTGGCATCCCCGATCTGCGGGATAGCGGGATTGCGCGGGCAATGCCCGAAGAACGGAGCGCCAAAATTGGTGCCGTAATCCCCCAACGTGCCCCCGGTCCCGACAGCAGTGAACGATACGCCCGTCGTACTGAGGCTTGGGTTGTTCGCCACCGGCGTCAGAAGTTGGCCGTCCTCGTATGTGTCGTTGGCTCCCGGTTCCACGAATTGCAGGCTTGTGATCGATCCACCACCGCCGACCGTTATGGCAAATGGGGACGGGGAGGTCCCAGTTCCCCCGGTGAAATTTGAGCCCCCAAAGCAACCCGGCCCACCAGCGCTTATGGAGTACGATCCTGGTGTTCCACCGGTCCCTGGGTTTGCCAGATTGTATAGCCAAATAGTTCCAGAGTAAGCGTCGGTTGCTGCGTATTTGTAGGAAGTGCTAATGGTCATATCCGCATTGTAAATGATGTTTCCGGTAGGAGAGATATTGTCGTTATTGTAGAAGTTGATCCCAACGGGGGACTTTCCTTCGGGCGAAACCGGAGCTTGGATCACGTTGTTGGTCACAACCGTGCTGCTGGTGAGTGCGGGAAATCCCTCTGGATGCCCTACGTCGAACCCGTAGCTGCCCTCGAAGGTAAAATTGTCGGTTATGATGCCACCTGACCGGAATTGGAAATCCTCCGACCCGCTTCGTGTACTGGTGTTGCCACGCCGATTGCCGAACACGGAGTTCCATTGAATGTAGAAGTTGCGGCTTAAGTCATCTCCAAACGCAAAATTGGCGCCGAACCACCCACACAAATCGCCCACGTTCTCCTCGAAGTTAAACCCTGGGGAGATGGCGCCACCGACTGCGACGATGTCATCAATCGCCATTCCGATGGTGTGGTTTTCGGCCGGGAGAGTACCCCAGCAATGGTCGACCTGATTGCGTCGGACATTCACATCGGCAGTCGACCCGGCTCCGCCATTTGTGAAGATGAATCCGTTCCAGAACCATCTGGCGCGGCTGTCCTCAATCAGAATCCCTACTTGTCCCCCTCTAATATTCACAGCCGTATTGTCTGCAACATTGGCCTCTAGGACATATGCCGGGTCGGTGGGGTTGCGTTGCGCTGCGTAGAAGTCAATTCCCATGATAACGAGATAATCGCCGGCCCCACCTGCGCCTTGCGGCTGAATTCCAGCACGGTTGGCAAATTCAGCATAGTGCCCAGCGCCTTGCATCGCCGCGTAGGCAGCAGTTGCGCTTGGGACCTCGATGATCGGACGAGCACGCATCCCGGAGGGGAGATTAGGGGACGTGACCGGAACGTCCTCGTCATAGGCCGAGATGACCATCGGCTCCTGCTCGGAAAATCCTCTCTTGCCGAAATTATCCGTGTTTCCACCTATTCCGCCTGTGAATGCCGTCTCTAACGCCTGTCCAACCCAGGTATCGCCCATGCGCAACAGAACCCAATCCGGAGCACCGCTGCGCAGCGCAAAGCTGGAAGCAATGCTGCCAGCTGTTCTCCAGTTGCCCTTAGTGCCGAGGCCGGTTCCGTCGCCGTTGAGGAGGCCGAATGGTTTGGTATCGTCAGGATCATATACGCCAGGACCGGCGCCACCGATGGCCTTTATGAGGGTCTTGACCGGCCCGTGGATGCCGGGGACGGCGGAGTTGTAGCCCATCGTCATTGGGCCGGTGCATGATCCAAAGCAGGTCAGCGTACCGCTGGCATCCGGGGTGCCGGTGCGGTTTTTCATCTGAACGAGCGTGACATCAGCGCCGCTGATCGCGAATGAATTGGTGACCGCGACTGTGAAATGTGTACCGTTCGGGGCCGCGTAGACATCATTAAGAAACACGTTCTGAGCCGTACTCAGTTCAAATTGTTCAGTATTGCCGTCATCGATGAAGGTAGGCGTCGAGCCGTCGCGGCTGTCGCTGCCCATGGAGTCGGAGACATAGATGATGTTGGTGAACATCCCGCTGGGCAGAGTGCCGTTGCTGGGGCCGATGGTGGTCCAGCCCGAGGCGGTGGTGGAGCCGTAGGTGCCGAGCACGAGGCCAGGGGCTACCGCACCGCCGCCGGTGGGTGCGCCGTGCCGCGGCCAAGCTCCTGCGGAGACACAAAGCCCAAACAGGACCAGGAACGCCGCTATGATCCGCATTACCAAACACCATAGGCTGCATGGCGGTTGGCGTTCATAGCCGTCAGGTTGGCGCCGGAGAATGCCACGCCCCATATCCCGAGATCGCACATATACCCTTGCGAAGCACTCGTGCCCCCGTCAAACAGCACGTTCACGCCGCCACCGACGGACATCGATCCACCGCCAGGGTCGGCGGCGCCGAGCGTTTGCGTGCTGTCAACCTGGAAGTCCGAGTTTGGCGTGCGGTCAACGGCCTGGATGGAATGGAACGCGCTGTCGCTCGCCGTCGCGGTCACCAGCGTTCCGCCGTAGGTGGTCACCGTATTCGCGCTGCTGCTTTGCAGGAGCGGGTACAGTGTGTTGGACTGGAGGTAGACGCCCTGTGTGGTGAAATGAGAGTTCCTCTCCGTGACAGCCAGTACAGTCGTCGGCTGGGATTGGTTGAAACCGGTGGCGATGGAATAGCCGTTCCCCGAATTTCCAGGCTGGAATGCGCAAGGTATTGTGCTGATGATTGCGTTAAATGCTACAATCGCGCGATTGGTTGCGGAAGTCTCCACCACATTGCAAGGCGCTCCACCACAGCTATTGCTCCCGCTTCGGTCATAGAAAGTTCGTATCGTGCAGGTCACCATGGTGCAATCGGCTCCGCCTACTAATGCCGGGGTCACGTAGCCGCTAGCGCCGATTGCCCAATTAACACACGTCGTGTTGGTCGGCTCGCAGACTTCCATGGCGTTGCCGGTGTCGGTCGAGGTGTAGCCGCTCGACCCCCACCAGGCCTTGGCGCCCGAGACGACATTGCCGGGGCCGACGTAGCCGCCACCGCCGCCTGCTACCGCGCACGGCTGGAACAGCAACGTCCGCTGCCCCACCTGCCCGCAACCGAGCACGCCAAGCTGCGCGCGCGAGGCCGGCTGCTGCGCAAGCCAGACGATGCCGATCAGCAGAATTAGCGCCGTGAGAAAACGCGCCTGCATGTCAGTTCGCCTGAGAGTGCAGGAACTTGCCAGTCGAGGCTGCCGTCAGCACCGGGCAGTCGGTCGAGGAGATGGCCACCACGATGCCGGTCGAGAAGTGCTCCCATGGACCAGGATTGTAGTTGATGCTTGCGCCCCAATCGGTGACGCCCTTCTGGAGCTCGAAGCATCCTTGCAAGTTTCCTGAGGCGGTCCCGATCGTGAGCGTGGCATTGGCCGGAAGCGAAGCCGCGTTGATGATGAAGACCCAGCCGGCCGCCGAGCTGGTCACGTAGGCGTTCTGCAAATTGCCGGCCGATGCCTTGGCCACCACGCTGGAGGCTGTCGTTCCGGCGACCGCCGTGGTGCCGGAAGTACCGGCGGAGCTATCGGGAAAAATAGTGATCCCATCGGTTGTTCCCGGCGTGGTGTGATCGATGCCGATCCGCCCGATGGTGGTGACGCAAGGACTCGCCGCGCAGGCCGGAATGGGTGCGATCATGTCGGCGTGCAACTGATTGCCGGTCGTGTCCACGTCGATGACCTGCGCACGCTTGGTGGTCATGCGGAAGGTGCCCTGCTGACCGGTGGTCAGTGTGGCGGCATCGTTGAACACGCCGCCGCCAGGGGTGAAGTTGGAAGAGCCGGCCGTGAATGCCGCGGTGTCCATAACGGAGAGGCCGCCGCCGCCCCCGCCGCCTACCATTACGTTGACGCGGAGGTTGCCGTTCGCGTCAAGCTGGAACGGCGCCATGTTGGTGGTGGTCAGGGTGCCGGGGGCGGTCAAGAACTGCCCGAGCGCGACCTGCCCATTGGCGACAAGCGCACTGTTGTAGGTCGTGGTGCCGATGCCCCAGTTCGCCGCAGTGGTCGGGCTCACCGGTTGCGTGACGGCCGAGCCGTCCACCTTCCAGGCGGTCGTGTTAGCGGTGTTGCCGGGTTGGACCGTCCAGGTGCCTGTCTGCGTTGCATTGACCGGCTGTGGCGTAGTGCCGGTGGGATCGACCCGCAGCGGGTTGCCGGCGGTCGCCTTCTCGACGTTGGTCGAGTCGATCAGCACGAATGCCGGGCAGACCTTGGTGGCCGAGCAGACGAAGGCAAACACCGTGGTGGCGCCGCCTGCCGTGGCCAGATAATCCGCCAGCGCCACCGGAGGGGCCAGCACGATCGCCGCATAGACTATGCGCAGAAGCCATTTTCTCATCGCGCTAACCCCAACATTAAGGGAAGGATGCACAGATTTGTCCCGCTGACATCGATCGTGCCAGTGCCGCAGGGGGCGACCACGACGGTGCTAAAGCCACCTGAGCCATATTCCGTGGTCAGCAGTTGCGCCGGCGCCGACGATGCCAGGGCGATGAGAAGCGCCGTTATGAGCATTCTCATTGTTTGATGCCGAAATTGAGCGCCAGGCCGGTCGCCGCCACCGTGGTGTCGCTGTCGGCCTGCAGTCCGGTGAGGCAGAAGCCGAGGCCATTGGCGAATGCCAAGCCATCGGAGATCGGCATGACGGCGCCGCCGCCGGCATTCGAGGCCGCGAACGGGATCGGCACCTTCCACTTCACGACCGAGGTGCCGCAGGTCGGCGCCACGGCAAGATCGTAAAGCTTCAGCCAATAGATCGAGGTCGTGGTATTGAACAGGCCGAGCACGCGAAGCTGCACGGCGCCGGAAACGACCAGGGTCGAGTTGGTGGAGGCGAGGCTGTCGTATTTGAGCGGCGCCGACTGCGCAAACGCGGCCGAGCACCACGCTGTTGCCAGCGCGGCGAGAAGCAATCTGAGCATGGGGAACCTCTTAAGCTGGCCGCCGCATCGGGGCTGGTGCGAAACGCCGAGGCGCTGCTGGCCGGGCGAACGGCTGGACGCGCATGGGCTGTGGTTGCTGCACGGGCGGCGGCAGTCCAGATGGCGGCTGCTGGCCACCCTGCCCAGGCTGGTCCGGTGTATTGGCATCCAGCACGCCCGCCTGCGTGATGCCCATGGCTTGATGCACCAGCGCCGTGACGTTGGTGTGCGCCTCGGACGCCGCCTTGGCGGCCTGCGCATAGCGGTGAATGGTGCCGGCCTTCTTCTCGTCCACCTCGGCGCCGAGCCGTTGGTTGGTCAATTGCTTGGCCTGCTGCGCCATCGGGTCTTGCTGGCTCATCATCTGCACGAGCTGCTTCTTGATGCTGTCCGCGATCGGCATCATCTGGATCAGGACTTGCGGCGGGATCGTCCCCGGCGGCTGTTGCGCCAGCACCTCGTAGGCGTCCTGCATCAGGTTGGCGTTATCCGGCCCCTCGTCCAGCACGATCTCGACCTCGATGTCGCCGATCGCATTGATGAAGCCGGGACGGCCGAATTGGTCTTTGCCGAAACCGTTGATCTGAATCAGCTTTTGGGTGTCGTCGGTGCCGACCCGGATGAACCGCTCCTGGTTCCAGGTGCGTTTGACGATATTCCACACGGTACGATAAACACGCAGTTTCCACGCTCGATATGCCAGTATGAACGAACCGAGTTCGGCGATCCCGGCCTTTTGAAGGTAATTAATCGCCACCCCTGAATGAAACGTGCTGTCATCCGCTCCGATGGCGTCGGGTCGTATGTTGGCAAACCCATCGATTTCGCTCGTCGCTGTCTGCATGAGTTGCAGTTGCGCCGCCAGGTCGGCCTGCCGATCGTCCGGCATCGGCTTCTCGAAGCCCTTGTTGTATTCTACCCATCCGTCGGGGCGCGAGCTTTCTCGGCGAGCTGTTTCCACATCGTCAACCGAGCCTTTCTGCGCGAAAGTGCGCGTAACGTTCGAGATAAAGAGCGCCTTGGACCGTCGCTGGTTGACTTCGTCTTGCGGGCCTTTGAGGTTGCGGACGAAACCATATCTGTCTCCATCGTGGTCGACCGCGGCAGAGAACATGACATACCGGTTCATCGGGCGGTTGCGCTCGTCGAGGAACGGCGACACGCCCTGATCAAGCAAAATGAAGCTGCAATAGAACGCCCAGTACCATTTGCCTTTGTGCTTGTACCAGTGCTCGATCAGTCGAAGTCTTTGCTCGTTGACGTAGACCCACTTGAACTCGCGATCCGAATGTGTCGTGAGATCGAAGCCCGTGTCGACCATGAGGGTTCTAAGCTCTTCCTCCTTGTCGGGGAAAAGCTCGATTGCCGCCTCCACGTCCAACCATTTAGCAATACCCATATAACGGGCGTCACTAAAATCAGGCTTGTAAGAACGAGGATCGTAGAAAAAATCATCGCCGAAAATAAAATCACCGCCAATATCCGGGTCGCCATGGTCGCCTTCGATCAGCTTGAGCTCGATTCCGCCGATGCCGTCGATGGCGGCCTGCTTGGTGCATTCGAAGTCGAGATATTTGAAATCCATCCCGTCGAGCGCGGCGCGGATGCATTGCGTGGCGAGCTCGGCGCCGCCGGCATTCTTAGGCGATCGGGGAAAAGCCTTTGGGTCTTGGCGAAGTCGCTGCACAAGCGCTGTGATGCCGTCAACCTTTCGGTTGATCCGGTTGAATGTGATGATCGGCTGCTTGCGCTGCCGGAGGATGCGGATTTCCTCGGCCGTCCAGTGCGCGCCGTGATAGTAGTGGCGCGAGACTTTCTGCTCCTCATATTCCAGCACCTTCGTTGCCAGATAGTCGGTATATTGTTGCCGTAGTCGCGTGACCGGGAAATAGCCGTCCTCGTCGCCCGAGAAGTCGTATTCGTCGGGCGCCTCGGTGCCCCAGTTGCCCACTGTCCCGGTCTGCGACTTGAAGCCGGAGTTATTGCGCGCGGCGTTGCGCCCCATGGTATCGCCGCCGAATTGCCGCCCGCCGAGCACGCCGACGCCCGAGAGAATATTGCGCCTCGGGAGCTGATCGCCCGGATTGCTCTGCGATCGTGCCGGAAGGCCGCCGAATGCCATTATGTGCCTCTACATTGCCAGGAAGCTATCGGTGACGGGCTCGTTCTCGAACGGCTTGTAGCCGACCTCTTCCTCGAGGATCGGCGCCTTGGGCTTGCGCCCGCTCGACACCTGGTCGAGGAGCTGCCCCAGCAGCCCCAGCGCGTCCACCTGGTCGTCGTGCTTGCCGGCCGGGAAGCTCAGGAGCTCGGAGCGGAATGCCGCATACCAGGGCGCCGCGGTCGGGACGTGCAGCCCCTGCAGCGCCATGCGGCCGCGGATGGACTGCGCCCGCACCGCCTTATCGCCGCGGGTCGGAAACTGCTCGCGACCGATCCAGGCCTTGCGCTCGATCAGCCTTTGATCGAGGAACGGCCCGATGCCGGACTTGATCTGGCCCTGCTCCTCGGCCCACAGCCACGGCTTCCATTCCAGGACGAGGTCGCAGACGCCCTCGACCCAGACATCGGACGATGCCTGCTTGCGCCACAGGTCGAGCAGCCACATCTTGCCATCGGGATCGACGCCCACGATCACATGCACCGTGTAGTCGCCGCCGTCGCTCGTTACCGCGTAGTCGCTCGCGCCATAGACGTTGAGCGTGGCGCGCGCCGGCGCCTTCGTATACGGCCGCAGCCACTCCTCCTTGAAGTAGTCTCCGGTCTCAGGCGTCGGGCGCTGCTGGTAGAGCGCCGACCAGTTGCGCGGTATCTGGGTGGCCTTCTCCCGCGCCAGGAACCTGGCATAGCCGTAGGCATCATCCCACAGCCATTCGCCGGGCGCGCGGCCCAGCGGGTCGTTCTCCTCGGCCTCCGCCGGCAGCGACAGCACGCTCCAGCGGTCGCCACCGCGCTCCATCTCCTCGAGCACCATGCCGGCGAGGTCCACTTCGTGCCATCTGGTCTGAATGAGCACCACGAAGCCACCTGGGCGCAGCCGCGTCAGCAGGTCCGATTTGTACCACTCCCAGGTTCGCTCCCTCACCGTCTCGGAGTCCGCGTCCTCGCGCGACCGGATCGGGTCGTCGATGATGGCGCCATCGGCGCGGAAGCCGGTGATGCCTGTTCCAACGCCTGCCGCATAGTATTCGCCACCCGACGCAAGCGCCCAGCGTCCCGCTGCTTGGCTGTCTTGCGAAAGAACCGCCGCCAGCGTCGGGCCATGCTCGGCGATCAGATTGCGGACCTTGCGGCCCCATTTCTGCGCAAGCTCGGTGGTGTGCGAGGCCGCAATGATCGAGCGGCCAGGCGAGCGAGCCATGAACCACGGCGGAAACAGTATCGAGCCGTAAGTCGACTTGGCCGAGCCGGGCGGCATAAAGACAGCCAGACGATCGATTTCGCCATTGGCAACCTGCGTCAGCTTCTCGATCAGCAACCGATGGTGCCGCGCCGGCTCATAGCCGCAGTGGCGCGCCCAGGCTACCAGCGAAGCCCTAATGCGTCGTCGTTTCAGGAGCTGGCGCGCCGCCGTCTGTGGTGAGATAGGCGGCAAGCTCGTCGTCGGTGAGCTGTTCAACATTGCGGTTCAGATGCTCGCTCTTCTCGATCCGCATGCCCGAGAGAATGCCCTTCTCCTTGATGGCGGCGACGGCTGCGGCGGGATTTTTGATCTTCATCGCCAGGACACGGGCCTCCTCGGCCTCGGCGATCAGCGAGGCTACGGTGGTCGCGGAGCGCACCGCGGCGATGGCCTGGAGCTTCAGGGTGCGGGCCATGGCGGTGGCCTGGATTTCGTCAATGCGCGCCCTCACCGCGGGATGGTGCGCGAGGCGATGGCCGTTCGTGCCGGTGCAGGGCTTACCTTTCGCATAGCCGGCGAGTTCATTGGCCTCCACCATGCTCTTGCCGGATGCCAGCGCCTGGGCCAGCAACTCACGTCGGGTGTCTTTCAGTGGTCCGCTCATTGATGATCCCATCGACCGCCCAGTGGACGGCCTCCTCTATCCGCTGCCGGGAGATCGAGAACGATCGGTTGGAGCCGAGCTCCCGCAGCAATGCCTTGAACGCCTGCGCCTGCGCCCGGATGGCCTTGACCTTCTCAAGCTTGGCGGTCTGCGGGTCGACCGAGAGCGTGGTCGGCACGGCATCAACGGCCTCGGCCGCGTCCGTGAACTGCTCGCCGCCGATCGTCTCGACCTTCATCCGATCAGCCCGTCGCAGCGCGTTGGCCATGGATTACTCTCCATCGTTCGACAAGTAATACGGCCTCCTTAGGTTGGGCAACAGCCCATATAATGCCACGCACAACGCCATCGTCGTATGAATTCTTCAAAAGTTTTTTCTGTTCCTCTATGATTTTGTTCTGTTTTTCTATTAGAATGTTATTCTTCTCTATGAGTTCGTCGCGTATCTTAAGTCCTCTACGAGCTAATGGATGATCTTTTTCTATTATGTACGTAACAAGACGCCCAACTTTTCCGTCCATATTCCATCTATCGGCAGCATCACGAAGTCTTTGTCCGAAATTCAATGAAAATTTCGAATTAACTTGAAATTCCCTTTTAGGCTTCTTGGCCATTTTGGCCCTCCTCGCCTCAGGATATCAAAGATATCTTTGATATTCTCGACAACTTCCAACTCTCCAGTTTTTATCGGGGCGTTCCTAACAAAGGATCGCACGATGTCCAACAAGGTCTATCGTTCACGCCGCGCTACGATCGTCTATCCCTACCCGCGATGGTATCGGCTGGTCTGCCAGGAAGTCAGGCACCGATCGCTCGGCATCTGCGAGATCGACGGATGCAAGCACCTCGCCGAGCAATTCCACCACCTCGTCTATCCGGTTGGCCGCCGCGAGCGCGCCTCGGACCTGCAGCACCTCTGCAAATGGCATCACCTGATCGCCCATCACCCGGCCGCCAACGACAACTTCGACCTCGACCAGTACGAGTTTGAGCTCGACGATGACGAGAAGGATACCGGGTGATCACCCGCCTTCGGGTGGGTTGCGGTTGCCGCCGCCATAGTAGTTTCGGCCGCTGCCCGCAGGGCCGCCGGTGCGCTTGGCCGCCGGACCCTTGACGCCGACGCTCTTCTTGCCCTTGGCGCTCACCTTGCCGCCGGCCGGAAATGTCTTGCCCTGGCCGCGCGGGAACTTGTCGATCTGGTAGCGCGTCGGCGTCTGGCTCGCCCCGACATGCCCGCCCTGCGGTGCGCTTGAGCGCCCCTTGGTGCTCGGCGCCGACCTGGCGCGGTCGGCCTGCGTGGCCTTGGCATTGATTTCATCGACCCTGGCAATGGCGTGGCCGAGGCCGTGCGCCTCGCCCTCGTCCTTCTGGCGGCCATGAAACGGCGCCATCTTGGACTTCTGCACCTTGGTGGAGTTGTTGATGGCGTTCTGCACGCCCCTGGACGACACCAACCCGCGCCGCGCCAGTGCCCTCATGCTCTCTGCCATGATCGCCTCCTACTTCGGTTCCGGCTCGGTGGGCTCGGTGGCCGCATTCGGGTCCATCTCGGCGTAGAGCGCCCGCAACTCGGCCACCACGGCCGGCGACGGCGCCGTGCCCTGTGCGTGACGAGCGGCTACATCGTCCACCGCCGCCTTGAACCGCTCCAGCCACGGCTTGGCCCGCTCATCTAGCTCGGCTTGCTGCGCCGGCGTGAGGTCGCCCTCGGCCAACGGCGCGTCCTCGTGCTCGGCGTACTTGTCCTCGTACTTGTCCTGCTTCTTGCTCATGTCCGGCTCCTTGCCTTGTCCAGCGCCCGATCGGATATCAGGCCGCGCTTCTTGAGCTTCTTGACGCGCACCGGCAGCGCCGAGCGCTTCTTGCCGGTGTCGGCCTCGTTGAAGTCCTTGCCGACCGATTGCGGCACGCCGCCATAGCCGCCGGGCGTGTGCGCCGCGGCCGCCATCAGGCGTGATTGGGATTGGCTTACGCTCGGCATCAGCGCCTGCCTTTTGTTTCACGGGAAACGTATCGCTCACACTGTCGGTTGTTCCGCACCAGCCCGCACACCAGCTCGCACGTCGACAAGTCCTTGCCCGGATGCTCGTACATGGCGCAGTCGGCACACTTGCGCCCCGCCATGCGGTACATCACGGTCGGATCGCCCTTCGCCAGCTTGAATGCGTCGGTGACGCCCTTGGCGCGGAATATCCGCAGTAATTCCTTGTCGCGCGCCGTCGGCTCGTCGAGATAGGGGCCGACCCATAGATCCTTCGGCACCTTGACCGGATCGCGCCTGGCGCAGGCCGCCAGGGCCGGCTCGAGCGCATCCTCGTAACGATCGGCTTTGCCCTTGCCGAGGATCGCCTCGGCAGCCTCGTATTCCTTGGCGGTCGCCATGCCGTGCGCCGCCTGGTAGACATCAACGGGATTGTCGCCGTCGTCGACCGACTTCTCGGTGTGCTCGTGCTCGACAAAGCAGTTGATGATCTGTTTCCAACCCATGCCGCGGACGCAGACCTTGCCGGCTCGCACATCGTCGTAAAGCCGCCGATCGATGTAGACCATGCGGCTGTCGACCGACACGCCGCCCGCATACGGGATGTCGCACGAGGTATCGAGCTTCACCGGCTTGGCGTAGTGCCTCGAGGTGTCGGCCTCACCTAAAACGAGGTACAGCTCTTCGGTTGTTTTCGCCGCGTGCTTCAAATGCCCTACTGACATGAAGCCATCCATGGGGTGAGGGAGTGGGGCCGTCCGCTAAAGCGGCCACACCCTAGGTCCGGCGGCGTGCTGCCGGCCGGGAAAAGAAACGGGCGGTTCAGTGGGCTGAGGGCTGGGGGGGTGAGGATAAACCGCCCGTCTGTGCTGACAGGGCGCAACACAACAATTTTATATTTCACACAGGATACCTGTTTTCGCGGTTCGTCAAGCGTCTCCTCGCTCATGCTTTCCTCCGATCGAGCCCGTAGAAGCCCACCAGCGCCGTCAGCCCGGCCCGCAGCCAACTCACCATTGGCCCCGGCTCCTCGCCCAGCACCGCCACCCACCGCACCATGGTCGATGCCGCAGCGCCTGCGCTCCACAGCGCCCGCGCCGCGCCGTCAAACGCCTCCCAGCGCCGCTGGCACTCGCAAGCGGCCGCCAGGCAGACCATGCTCCCGAGTTCGGCGTCCCACCGCGGCGCACACGCATAGCCGCCGCCGTGCGCGCCATTGCCGGGCGCCCCGATGCTCGCCCGATACTCGCCCACCGTCACCTGAAAGCGCTGCCCCGCCTCGTGCTGCTCGTCGGTGATCAGGCCGACCAGATTGACCCGGCCGAGCGGCGTTGCGGCCTTCTCGGAGAGTCGCAGGCTGGCCGGAAGCGTCCGCCGGTGCGGCTGCTCGCTGGTGGCGATACGGCCAGACAAGTCCTTGACTTCGCGGGACAAATATCCGCGTTGCGTGCGCTTTCGGCCGGCTCGGGACATGAAATTCGACTGCTTTCGGCAGTGGTACTTACCTATTCGACGGCTATGCGAGGGACTTCGACGAGAGGCACGAATGTCCGCGCGATATGGCGGGCGAGCGGCTGCGGTATCTTGGCGATCATGGCTGAGGCCATCTTGCGGGCGGGAGACTTGGAATTGCCGCGACGCAACGGCGTGTCGTCCCAGCCGAAGTTGCCAGCATACCCGCCCAGGCCATCCTTCGCGGTCTTCCGCCCATCCGGGTTGCGCCCCTTGCCGCTGGTCGTGTTGTGGGCGATGGCGAACCAGGAGCCGCCGGTGTTCTTGATAGCAACAAACCAATCGCCACCGCCATTTTCGCGTCGATTTTCATGCCATGAACTGGGGCGGCTTCGATCAAACGAGCCACCGCCCGGATTTTTCACACCTTTGAACGTCACCGGCATCAGCGCCGGCACGTCGCCCCACAGGTAGAACGAGCCGAAGTTCCAGCGCGCCCGCCCGACCCATTTCTGCGCCCCGCGCACGTTCTCGACCACCAGCGGGACATGCCGCCCGGCCGCCGCGCTCGCCTCGCGCTGGATGCGGAAGCACGCCTCGAACAGCGTGTTGTCGGGCGGCGGCAGCGCCTTGGCGCGCTTCCAGGGCATGGCGCGGTAGCTGTAGGCCTGGCAGGGGGGACTGGCGACGATGAGCGCGGCGTCGCGG